TAGATTCTTTAACTTTTGTCAGAGTATCAATGATGATTTTTGACGCTAGTGGTTGTTGTATCTCAGATTTTGTGATTTGTTCTAATGTGTCAAAGGTTGGTGTATGTTCGTATTTTGTATAATACTCTTTAATCATTTGAATAATTAATTTGAAGTATTTATTCTCAAAATAACTTGTTTCAATCACATCGATGATAGACCTTGAAAAATCTTTATCAATAATGATTTGGTTTAATAATTGTATCTGAAAGGTACTACCTAGATACTCGAAATTTTTGTTTGACGCCATATATTTTTTCTTTTAGTGTATTAATAAATACTACACACTTAAGGTAACATCCATATATTTTTTTGTTAAATTTTTAGATGAAAAAATGTCAGTCAAGTTCATCAACAAGTTTTTTAGGTGTGGGCGTACATCCACAGTGTATCTTATCTTTGGAGGGTATACTTTAGCGTCCACTTGTCTATGACAAATTGTCACATCATTTTGTTTGATGAAGATGTTAAAGTACTCCGGACCATCAGTATATGACGTTTCCAAAATAGCCGGATTGTTAATAATTTCGTACATATTATCAGACATATACGTTACTGTTTTCAATGATAATTGAGTTTGAATGTCTTCTTTAAATTCACGAAGTAATTCATAAAGTTCTAATGAGTTCTTTGCCTCATTGTTAAACTCTCTCACGTTAAAAAATCTTTGTACAATGATGTTATCATTTACCATCATTAAGAATTCTAATTTTACCGATTCTTGGTCTTTCATAGTTTTAATTAATTGTTGTTATAATTTCTTTTTTCTTTTCTTGTTAGTTTCATAAAGGGTCTAACAAAATTTACCCATGCGTCATCCCCCTTTGGTAGATATTTAAAAAAACCGTCTTCCATCATCATCTTTATAAGATTCCTATGTCCCCGACCATCCGGGTCTAACGTTTCTCTATAATATAACTCTACAAGTTCTTTAGCATCATCAGTAATTAACGGATTTGATAGATTTATTATTTTCTCATTAATAGTAAAAAATTCCTCTCCATGAACACCACTTTTAGTTTTACCCGATATTAAATTTTGTAATGTTTTATTATTCTTGTTTTCTTTAAGTAGGTTCTCAGCTTTTTCTAAAATATCGGTAATTGAAACCGGTTTTTCAAGTAGCTCAGGGAAAAACTTAATAAGAGTTTTCTCTCCTAAACCTGAAATACCATCAATGTTATCAGATTTATCACCCGATAAAATTTTATAAGTTTTAATATTTTGATGAGGGAATTCGTAAATATCACATTTGATTTTACTACCTAATTGATAAGTTTCTTTGGTTCTTGGATAATATACCGACACCTTATCTGAAATAAGTTGGGTAAGGTCTTTGTCCCCCGAATAAATAGTTTTTTGTTCGTTATCCGAGATTTGGCAATAGTAAGCTATCAAATCATCCGCTTCGTTATTATCTACGTTGATTTGTCTCACATAACAATCCTCCAAGTATTGTTTGATTCTTTCTTTCTGCTCAGTGAAAGAATCTAACTTATACTCGTTGTCTCTGTCTCTACGTTGTTCTTTGTATTGGGGATAAATAAGTTTTCGAGTTGAAGAGTTATCATCACCATCCCACATAACAACAACTTTATCAAAGTTTTGTTCATCTATGAATCGTCTAATGGTATTCACAAAGTGCCATAAGGCACCTATGTGTTTTCCATTATGATAATAATCTTTTACTCCGTGAAAGCCAATCTTTACTAAATTATTGCCGTCCACTAATAGGGTTTTAACCACTTGTTTTGTTTGTATTCGTTACTAATCTTTTTCTTCTACTTCTTTCAAGTCAAAATCACCATCTGTTCCGATAATGTTTTTCCAATATTCAGAATATTCTTTTTTGTACTTCTCAATTGAAGCCTTTTCTTCTGAAGTTTCTTTTCCCGCCAAAAATCCATGAGGGGTTACAATAATCTTACCATCCTCATAACCAAGTCCATTGATATGATTTTTCATTACGGAGATTTTAGTTCTTACCGCAAATTTGATAGTTCTCTTATCTTTAGTTGCCGTAATCTTTGTTGTTCCTGCACCTTTTTCATTTCCAAAACGGAAAACTAATGAAGAGTTCAACCAAATTGCTTCACCACCTTTAGCTTTAATTTTAGGTTGTCCAAATGGATTATCCGGAAGTTCAACCCACGGTTGGTTAACAATAACCAAAGTATTCTCATATTTAGAATCCGCTTTACGACTTCCTGATATTCTTTGATTAATACCCATACCTATTTTGTCAGCTAAAGCCGCTGCGTTATGTTGTTTACCTCCTTTACCTTCGTAAGTCATTTTACAAGGAACTGAACCAACAGAATCCCATAAAAATAATAAACTATAATCTAATTCACCTTTCTCTTGAGCATCTAATAAAGAGTTAATGTAGTCAGTAATTTGTTCAATATAATCAAAGTTATTATTGAAGATATAAAACCCATCCCACTCTAATTCACCTGTTTCTTCATCAACCATTTCTTCACATTCAAAACCCATAAGTTTTGCGTGTTCAAATGACCATTTTTGTTCGGTGATAATGAATACCGGTAATATTTGTTTTTTCTGAGCATCAACCGCACATTTTACTAAAGCAGTCGTCTTACCAGTGTCTGAGTGACCTAAGAACATATTTAAATGCCCTATTGCTGGTCCCGGAATACCAACCGCATCCAAAAAGTCAGGACCTAAGTCAAAAAACCTTTGTGGTTTGTATTTTGCAGATGTAGAAAATTTATCCTTAATGGACTTAAAATCGTGTTTTTTAATTGCCATATATCTAATTAATTTAATTTTTTTAGTTTTTTAGACAACTTGGACACCGAGTATGTCTCAGTGTCCAAGTTATATGTCCAAGTGTTTTTGATTAGAATGGCATATCCTCATCCCCTTCGGCATCCGCTTGTGGGTCAATAGGTGCCGATGGTTTAGAACCACCAAATGAAGTTTCATCTTCGTCTGAATTACCATAATCGTAACCACCTTTATCAGAATTCCATTTTGGAGTTTCACCTCTTGCGATAGCTTCTAAATACTCAACCGGTTTTTTAGAGTAAACATCTTCCCAAGTTAACTCATCGTTAACCCATCCGTCAGCAGTTGCTTTATCCTCATGAACAGGAGCTGCATCGTCATACATAACCGTTTGAATTACTGTGTAAAAAGCACCTTTTGGAGTTTTTGCTTTAGTCAATTCTAAAATGATATCTCTACCTGTTAAAGGGTCTGTGATATCACCTTTATTTCTCCAAATTGGGATAATTTTGTCTAAAATACCCTCGTTTTTGTAGTTATGTTTAAATCTCCAAAATTTAACACCATCCGCCTCGTTATCTCTATCAATAACTTTCACAATGTAAAATTTACGTGATAAGTACTGTTTAGCTAACTCTTTGTCAGATTCTTTTCCGGTTGAACGAAGTTCTTCGTAAACCTCATTTAAAGGTGAACGTTCGTTGTCGTTTTTTCCCGGGTCATAAAATTTTTGGAATTTTCCATCTACTTGAATCTCGTGATACCAAACTTCTTTAAATGGTGTAGAACCATCTTTAGTTGGTAAGATTCTTAATCTTCGTTGCCCTTGAGTTTCCTTGTCTTGAAGGATTGCCGCGAAGTATTTTTTCATTCTTTCTTCTTGTGTGAATTTTGAGGTGTTAGAAGAACCACCTTGTTTTGATTGCTCGTATTGAGCCAAAACTGCGTCTAATGAATTTGTCGCCATAGTGTTTAAAATATTTAAAGGTTTATAAAAGTATAAGTGTCAGCCGTGTGTTTGTCAAATTGTTTTGTAAAAAAAACGGTCCGAAGACCGTTAAAATTATCTTACTTGTCTAAATGGATTTACTTCGTCTTCAAAATTTCTGAAGGTTTTTTTAATCTCATTTGGGGAATAATCTTCAACTTCGTCTTGAGTTAAAATATATTCATTTTTTCCTGTTTTTTCCATATCCTCCTCTTTATCATCAAAAAATTGACTTAATTTTTGATTGAAAGGACCTGAATCTAATGTTCTTAATTCTAATCTTTCTTGAGGAGTTTTTTCTCTGTATTTTTCAACCTTAGCTTCTAAATCATTTAATTTAGTCATGATACCATCCATTTCACCTAATTTAGTTTCTAAATTATCTAAATGTTGGAATAAGTTATTAAAATACTCTTCTTGTTTCTCTTCAACTTTTTTCTGTGATTTTACTAAATCAGTAATATCCATTTCTTCCGTTTTTGATTCTGATTTTTCATCATCACCAATTTTTTCTACATCCGGGTCAGTTGCAACATCAACCGGTTGAGGTCCTGTCGGAGCCGGTGGGGTAATC